ATTATTTCTTTTTAGGACAGTATTTGTCTGAGAATTTTGAGGAATATCATAGTGATATACGTAATATTATTTTAAATTTGGATATTTTTTTACGGGTCCTTCTGGCCAAAGCTGATGCCTTGCGGTGGCCGAGACCCCAAAAATTGCCTAGATTTTAATTTTTTTATGACCTTGCTAGTGATACAGGTAATGAAAGGAGGCTGATTGATAAGTGAAAATTACAGATGATTTGAAAACAGCAACGGCCTCGCAGTCAAACCTGGCAAAAGCACTTGGACTCTCGCGTCAACGTGTTTCGCAACTGCTCCAAGAAGGGGTTTTAGCAACGGATGAAAAGAATCAGATTTTGGTTATCAAATCCGTTATCAATTATGTCAAATATAAGGGCCAATCTTCTGCTGAAGAGGTAAGCAGTTCAGATGATGCGATATTCGAGGTTGAAAAGGCCAAAAATGAACGTGCGAAACGCAAGATTGCTGAGTTAAAACTGGCCAAAATGAACGGCGAAGTGTACTCGGCAGACACTGTAGAACAGGTTATGACAGAAATGCTTGTCAATTTGCGTACACAATTGTTAGGGTTGCCAACTAAATTGGCGCCACAACTACAGAATGTGACAAAAGAGGAAGCATATAACTTGTTAACGCAAGAAATTGAGGATAAATTATCTGAATTAAGTGAATATACGCCGTCATTATTCATGGATAGCGATGAATTAGATGATGATAATGCGCCAAATTAGGCGCTTTTTTAGTGCAAAAAAGGAGGTGATAGCATGAAAACGGCAAAAGAATTATGGCAATATGTCTCTAAAATGGGATTAAAACCACTACCTAAAACCAGTGTTAGCCAATGGGCTGACGATTACCGCATGCTATCACAAGGCCTTTCTGCTGAGCCAGGGCGTTGGAAAACGAGTAGAGCACCATATCAAAAGGATATTATGGATGCTTTTACGCAACCTGGTATCAATCGAGTAGTGGTTAAGTCAGCGTCACAGGTAGGGAAGTCGGACATAATGAATAATGTGCTAGGGCGATACGCTCATCTTGACCCATGCGCAGTCATGATGATTCAACCAACTATCGAATTGGCTCAAGATTATTCAAAGTCTCGTATCTCTCCGATGATCCGTGATACAAAAGTGCTTTCACAAGTATTTTATGAGACTAAATCAGAGGACGGTGCAAAAACAAGAGATGGTAAGAACACAATCTTATCCAAACTCTTCCCTGGTGGCCGTCTTATCATGTGTGGGGCGAACAGTCCGGCAGGATTGGCATCGCGTCCTGTACGGGTGTTACTTGCGGACGAAGTTGACCGCTTCCCAGATAGCGCTGGCACAGAAGGTGACCCAGTAGACCTTGCTGCCAAACGTATGACAACGTTCTGGAACAGGGTCATGGGGTTATTCTCTACGCCAACTAATGAAGGTAGTTCACGAATCGATGTAGAGTATCAAACAGGCACACAGGAAGAGTGGCAACATGAGTGCCCTAATTGTGGTGAGTACCATTTGATACGACATACTGAGATGGAATGTGAGACAGAGGAACATAAGGACGCTAAAGGTCGGAAGATTGTAGTAGTTAGTGATGTGAAATGGCGGTGCCCTGATTGCGGATCTACATTTTCTGAAGACGAAATGCGGAAAGTTCCTCAAAAGTACATATCGAAAAACCCGGCTGCGTTGCACAATGGCATACGCAGTTTTTTTGTAAATGGATTTACTTCACCTTGGCTAACCTGGAATGACATCATGAGGGAATGGCTAGAGGCTAAAGGCGACCCTACACGTGAAAAGGTAGTCATGAATACGCGTTTCGGTGAATCATACGCACAACAAGGTGCATTCGAAGACTATCAGCAATTCATTAGGCGCCGTGAGAAATATGGCGCAGACCTTCCGGACGGTGTATTACTACTAACTGGTGCCGTCGATACACAAGATAATCGGTTAGAGTATGAAATCACCGGTTGGGGATATGGTGAAGAATGTTGGGGCATCTGTAAGGGCGTTATCTTAGGTCAGCCTGATAATAAAGCAACATGGGATGCACTTGATGCGGTGCTTGATAAGGTATACCGATTTAAGAACGGCACAGGCCTTAAAGTAGCGCGTGCTTTCATTGACTCCGGCGGTCACTACACGTCAAAAGTATATGAATACTGTGAAAAGAACTTCAGTAAGCAACGATTTGCCATCAAAGGTACGGCCGGAACACCTGGCATACCTTTAAATTATAAGATTGGTAAAGCTTCAGGAAGTAAGATTCCGCTTGTAATGCTAGGTGTTGACGATGGAAAACAACAGGTAATGAACCGATTATCCATCGATGAACCTGGTGCGAAGTACTTTCATTTTCCATTGGATGAAGAATTCTTAGGAACAAGAGGGTACGACGAGCTGTACTTCAAGGGGATTATTTCAGAACACAAAAAGAAAGTAAAACGTAAGGGCGTTATCCATGAAATATGGGAACCTACAGCAGGGGTTCGTAATGAACCATTGGATTTACGTGTATATAACCTAGCCTGTATGAATTCAATCCATCCTGATTGGGATAGATTGGCGGAAGTAGTCAAGGGTGGGGGCCATTCCACTACAACAGTAACTACACCACGGAAGAAACCAATGCGGAAACGTGTTCGCAAAGCTAGTAAAGTAGCAGATATTTAGGAGGATGTATGGCAACTAGTTATTCAAGTAAGCCAAGGCTAATTGATGTCCGATTAGAGTGGTACGTCAAAGCCGAGGAAGCAATATTGACCGGCCAAAGCTATACCATCGGAAATCGGACTCTTACAAGGGCAAATTTAGCCGAAGTAAGAAAAATGATTGATGATTTAGTGGCAAGAGGCGCCAAATTACCTGGTATGGATACCGATAATGGGCGAGGAAATCGGTCAAAACGGGTAGTTTTTAGAGATTAGGAGGCTAAAATGGCGAGAAAAAACAAGAAATTTAGCGCTAAAATAAGCACTCCGAGGGCTAAAAATAGCGGATATAGTGAGGGCGGTGCCTCTCGTGATAACAAATCATTGAAGGGATATAATCCTAGAAAACTTGGGTATAAGGCTGATATTGGCGCAAATCTATCAACTTTGCGTGATAGATCCGCAGATTTAGCCATCAATACGCCAGTCGGAACGGCTGCAATCAATACAAGCACCACTCATACAGTTGGTGCAGGACTCAATGTGTTCCCTAGACCTAAATTCCAAATCTTGGGAATCAGTGCAGAGGAGGCTAGAGCATGGGCTCGTAAGGTTCGCGCAGAGTTTGACTTGTGGGCTGAATCTAAAGACTGTGATATTTACCGCAAGAACAATTTATATGACATGCAAAGCATAGCATATCAAGGATATCTTACTGATGGTGATAGTTTCGCAGTGTTTAGACGTAAGCCAACAACACCAGATATGCCGTATACATTGCGACTTCAATTAATTGAAGGTAATCGTATAAGTAATCCGCTTACCAATTCCACATATGTTACAGGTGACCCGACTGGTGTTGAAGCGCTTAACCCAGATAATGGGAACCGCATATTAAATGGTGTAGAAATTGATACTGATGGCGCTATTGTAGCCTACTGGGTATCTAATCAAGTGCCAGGTGAACCAATTACAAGCATGTTAACGACATGGGCAAGAGTTGAAGCATACGGCAAGCGAACAAGTATTCCTAATGTACTGCAAATTAGTAATGATACTAGACCTGAGCAGTACAGAGGGGTGCCTTATTTGGCTCCAGTCATTGAAACACTTAAGCAAGTATATCGTTATACAAATGCAGAGCTTACATCTGCCATTATTAAATCGTATTTCGCATTATTCTTTACTGAAGCCGTTACTAACTCCGGTTCATTAAATGATATGTTGGCCGACAATGGTGTTGATGATCCAACGGAACCAGTAGTTGATGTATCAGAATACAATTTAGGCCCTGGAACATTAAATGCCTTGCCGAAAGGTGTGGATGTTAAGAGCGTGGATGCATCCAATGCTCAATCTACTTTTGAAGTGTTTAGTACGCAACTCATCAAACAAGTAGGTGCAGCACTTAACCAACCTTACGAAGTACTAATGAAGAACTTCAACTCCTCGTATTCTGCAAGCCGTGCAGCAATGTTACAGGCTTGGGAAGAATATAAGCTACGGCGCAAATGGTTTGCTCGTGACTTCTGTCAACCAATCTATGAAGTGTGGTTAATGGAAGCCGTAGCGAATGGCCGAATTGAAGCGCCTGGTTTCTTTGATGATCCATTAATTCGAAAAGCATGGTGCAATGCTGATTGGTTTGGACCGACTATGTCAATTCTTGACCCTGTTAAGGATATGAATGGTAGTAACCTTCGCGTTCAGAATGGAGTTTCCACTCGCGAACGTGAAGCGGCCGAAATGACAGGGACAGACCTTGAAGAAAACATTGCACAACTTGCGTTTGAAAAACAACTCATGGAGAAATATGGCATGGGGCTAGCTGATGCGGTTAATCCTTCCGTTGGCTCTAAATCTAAAGCGAAAGGAGGTGAAGAGGATGAATAAATTCTGGTCTGTTAAGAATCTTGTAAATCAAGATGGTACCGGTCAATCTGAATTGATTTTGTATGGTGATATTTCTGATACCTCTTGGTGGGGTGATGAAGTTACACCGCGTGAATTTGCAAGTGACTTGGCTAGTTGTAATGGTAATGACTTAACAATGCGCATCAACTCTGGCGGTGGTGACGTGTTCGCAGCGCAAGCTATCCATAACATGATTAAGACTTATACAGGTAATGTAACAGCACACATTGATGGATTGTGCGCAAGCGCAGCTACGATTATTGCGTGCGCTGCCGATAAGGTAATCATGCCAAGCAATGCCTTGTATATGATTCACAATCCATCCGTATATCTAAGTGATAGATTTGATGCGGACGGATTAACAAAAATGGCAAACTACTTGGCGAGTGTTAAACAAACAATTACAAACGTTTATTTGAGCCGTAGTGATGTTTTGACACCTGAACAGGTAAATACACTTATGGATGACGAAACGTGGCTCACGGCGGACGAGGCGAAGTCCTACGGCCTAATTGATGAAGTAGATACGGCGATTACTAATAATGCTGTTATGAATAACGGAATGGTTATCGTAAACAAAGTATCTTGCAAATACTCGGCTAAAAATGAAGCCAAAATCAAACAATTTTTAAAACATAAGGAGAAACCTATGACTGAAAACCAATTTATGGCAAGCTTGAAAGGTTTGCTCGGCATTTCTACAAATGAATCTGCAGAAAACGCAGCAGTAACAGCAGAACGTGAACGCGTTGAAGCATTAAATGCGTTAAAAGGTGACAATGAAGTAATCAATCGTTTAGTTGATGTGGCAGTTACAGAAGGTAAAACAGTAGATGAAGTAACACCTTTCATCTCTGCCATATCTGATATTCCTGCAACTGATAACAAAGTAGTCGACCAAATTCGACAATTAGTTATTGATCAAATGGAATCTGGTGCAGATAGAGTGGCGCCTCAAGGTGCATCCACACCAGAAACCAATGATGCAGTAGCAAAAGCTAGTGCAATTGATGAAGTCGTAGCATATGCGAATGCTAAGAAAGGCGGTAAATAATGGCATATTTCGAACAAGTAAATGGTGTCGCAGCTGATTACCTATTAGGTGGTGGCGGTGTACCGGTATTAACTCAAAATGTAAAAGTAGCAGCCGGCGATTATAAACGTGGCCAAGTTCTTGAAAATAACTCTGGTACATTCCAAAAAATCGCAAGTGGTAAACCTGCAGGTATCGTTGTATCAGACACTACTGCAACTACTGACCACAATGTATTGACTGTATACATTTCCGGTCGCTTCAATCGTGAAGTATTGGTAGTTGACCAAGCTTACAAAATTAATGAACATGAAGCGGACTTCAAGGACGCTCACTTATTCTTAACTAGCATTAAATAGGGGGAACTATAATGGCAATTGATTTTAAAGATACATATTCCTTAATGCAAGCGGTGGAACGCATGAAAGCTCCAGCAAGTTTCTTGCTTGATACTTTCTTCCCACAAGTTCCAGAAACTGCAATTTCTACTATCATTCCTGTAGAAACACGTAAGCGTGGTCGTACGTTAGCGCCTTTTGTAACTCGTGGCGCATCTGGTGTTAATGTTAAACGCGCTGGCTCCAAAATTGCTTTATATGAGGCACCTATGATGGGACCTCAAACGGTAATTAGTCCTGACCAACTCAATCAACGGTCTTTTGGTGAAAATATTGTATCTACAATAACACCTGCACAACGTGCAACACGAATGCAAGCTGACGACTTGTCTTATTTGCAAGGTACAATTATCAACCGTAAAAATAAAATGGCAGCAGAGTTACTTACGACTGGTAAATGCAAAGTCGAAGGCTATGCTGACGATGGTAAAACTGTTTTAACTGATGAAATTGATTTCGAATTCGAACAGGATATCACACCAACTACTGCATGGGACCAAGCTGGTGCTGATATTTATAACGACTTGAAATTAGCATCCGAAAAAATTCAAGAAAATGCAGGTATCGTACCAACTGTGTTGGTCGTTGGTAAAAATGTTGAAAAATACATTCTTGATAATGCGTCTATCAATAAGTGGTTAGCTATTCCAAACCGCGAAAATATATCTATGTTTAGCTTTGCACCTGAATATTTGTCTCCACAAGTTCGATATGTTGGCCGTATTATGTCCTTGAATATCGATGTGTACGCATACCTTGAAACATACCAAGATGACGAAGGCAAAGTAAAACCATTTATTGGTGATGATGCAGCAGTATTAGGTATTCCTGGTCGTGGCCGTCAGCAACATGCAGCAGTAACATTGCTTAACGATGACAACCAATTCACAACATATGCAGGTATTTATGTACCTAATTACTATGGTAATAAGGGAACACAAGAATTAACGTTGACTGTATATTCCCGTTGCGTATTGATTCCTGAAACTATCGATGATTGGGCTACTATTAAGACTAAATAGGGGGTAACCTACTTATGAAAATCAGAGTATTAAAGGGTTATTTAGCACATGAAGGCGAGATGTATGGCAAAGGCGAAGTAGTCGATATCAAAAAGAAAGCGATTGTATTGTCTTTACTTGAATCTGATAAGTTTGAATCTGCTGAAGATGATCCTGTTGAAGTACCGGAACCATTGGAAGTCGTTCCAGATGAACCGGAAGAAGAAATGGAATTACCTGAAGTTGATGCGGAAGTTACGGTGAAAAAATAATGCGATTTAGAGATTACATAGAAAGCGATATTGACGATGTATTCCTCAATGAAGATGAATTCGCCGAAGGGCATAATCTAAATGGCACAGTAGCTAAAGCGGTTATTCAATCGCCAACGGCGAGGGAGTCATTCTTGTCGAATGGCTCTCACGTATCAAATGACGGATTGCATGGGGTGTCTGTATTTGTGCATTGCAAATTAAAGGACATCCCTGAAATTCCATCACAGGGGAACGTATTCCGATTAGATGGTGATGTGTACATCGTTCAAAGTGCAACGGAAGAAGATGGACTTGTGTCTATCGAACTCAGAGCAGAAGCTAGAGGCGGTGTTGACGGATGGTTGAGCTAGAACTTGATACAAGTGCAGTAGAAGCAATTGAAAAAGCACTGGAAAGGCTGAAAGAAGATAGAGTTCGACGTATCTACAAAGACGCCTCAAAACGTGCGATAACAACTGCAAGAAAAGCAGGTATAAAAGCACTAGGCAATATCTATGTCTTCAAAGGTGTATCGGCCTTAAAGTCCAGTATACCTATCAATAAATTGAATGATGGCGCAGAAATGCGTATCAAAGGTGGATATACTAGCGCTCAAAAGTACTTCAAAATTAAATCACTTAAGCGAAAAGGTGTGTTTGTATCAATTAAAAAAGGTACAGAAACAAATGTGCCCAATGGCTTTGTTAGTGCATCCGGTATCTTTATGAAACGGCAAGGCAAGGACAGATATCCGTTAAAGGGAATATATGGGCCAGCTTTACCGCAAATGTTTGGTAATGAAACTGTTATGAATATCATGCAAAAAGAAGGCATGGAAATGTATGAAAAGCGCCTATATCACGAATTAGAGCGCGCGTTAGGAGGTAACTAATGACACCATTAGACGTATCAGACGGCATTGCTGCCTATCTCATGGATGAGCTGTGCAAGCTAAATGAAACCAGTGATGTTACCGCGAGCACTATTCGAGTATGGAGCGGTTTCTTACCAAGGGTGGATAATAATGCGGACTTGCGCAAGTTATGCCCTGCAGTAGTAGTACGTCCGTACTCTGTTAATGATGCAGATAGTTCGACTGTAGGGATTACAGTATTGGTTACTACATTTGACGAGGCCTTAACAAAAGGCCATGTCGGACTATATCACCTCTTAGAAGTAGTGCGTGAGAGGTTACTATCTGATAATCCTGTCGCACTTAAATATGAAATTAAGGAGAATACAGTTAATACAACAATTCCAGATGATCAACCATACCCTCAATGGGTTGGATATCTTGAATTCGAAGTGTATATTCCGGTTATTCGTAGAAATCTAAATAAGATATTTACGGATAATAAAGTAATTGAATAGGAGACAACGATGAACCCTGTTGTATATGTTGGGCCTTCGTTCCGCAGTAGCCGGCTAAATCAATTCATGGTATTTAGCGACGGTGCACCACTGCCGGAAGCGGAAGACCCTATTTTTATGCATTTATTTGTGCCTTTAGATGAACTCAATCAAGCAATGATTGATGTGAGAACACAAGGCACACAATTAAATGTATTCTATGTAAACGCATTGAAGAATTATAAAGGAGTGAAGTAAATGGCCTTTTATCATGGCGTCAAAACAAGTGAGCAAGCTACCTCTGTAATTGCTCCTGTACAAACTACTGCCGGCCTTCCAATTGTGTTCGGTACTGCACCAGTACACCTTACAGAAGACCCTAGCGCAGTAGTTAATAAGCCAATCATCTGTTACAGCTGGGAAGAAGCTGTTCAACAACTTGGTTATTCTGAAGATTGGACACATTTTACATTATGTGAAGCAATGTATGCGCAATTTAAGTTATATGGTGTAGCTCCAATCGTATTTGTTAATGTATTGGATCCTACAAAGCATAAGAAATCTACTACAACAACTGCTACATTAGCAGAAAAGAAATGCATTGTAAAAGCAGCAGTATTGCTTAATACTTTGCAAGTATCTAGCGGTGGTCAAACAGGTGTGGCCAACACAGACTATACGGCTGCATTTGATGACAAGAATCAATTGATCATCTCTGTTATAAAAGGTGGCAAATTCGATTCCGCAACTACATTGAACCTCACATACGATGAACTTGATGTAGAAAACTTTGATTATAAAAACGTAATCGGCGGTGTGGATAGTAACGAAAAAGCAACAGGTTTTGAATTAATTGATACAATCTATCATCATTTTGGCATTGTACCTGGTCTTATTGCTGCACCTGGATTCTCTCAAAATCCTACAGTGGCTTCCGTAATGAAAGCAAAATCTCGTGTTATTAATAACTTATTTGGTGCGACTACTTTGGTAGATATTGATACTACACAAGTTGTTAAATACACAGATGCTTACGAATGGAAGAAAGGTAATAGTTATACTGGTGAATCTGAAGTCGTATGTTGGCCAATGGTTCGCAATGGCGATTATATGTTCCATATGTCTACACACATCATGGGCATTATTGGTAAATGCGATGCATCCAATAGCGATATTCCTACATTATCACCTTCCAATAAGTCTATGAATATCACAGGCTTGTGCTTGGCTAATGGCAAGGAAGTAATGCTTACACATTCCCAAGCTAACTTATTGAACTCTCAAGGTATTATGACAGCCGTTAATATCAATGGTTGGGTATCTTGGGGCAACTACACAGGTGCATATCCTGGCACGACTGATGTTAAGGATACATTTATTTGTGTACGTCGTTTCAATGATTGGGATGACCAAACATTCATCTTAACGTATTGGCAAAAAGTAGATATGCCTATCTTGCCACGTAACATCAAGACAATTCTTGATAGTGAAACAATCCGTCTTAACGGTCTTACTTCTCGTGGCTTTATCTTGGGCGGTCGTATTGAATTTAAAGAAGCAGAAAACCCTACAACAGATTTGTTGAATGGTATTATTCGTTTCCACAAATACCGTACACCTCCAATTCCAGCGCAAGAAATTGAAAGCATTTCTGAATACGATGTGTCCTATTTCAAAACGCTATTTCAAACAGTATAGAAAGGGGTAATAAATCATGGCATCTATCAATCAAGTACCGGAAGTACTTAATGACTTTCGTGTATATGAAGAAGGTTCTGACAACTGTTTAGGCGTTGCCAAAGTGGACTTACCTAGTGAATCTGTAATGACTCAAACTGCAAAAGGTGTGGGTATTGCAGGCGAAGTAGAAGTGCCAGTTATTGGCCACTACTCCTCTATGGAAACTAAACTTACATGGAACACTCCAACAGAAACTACACACCGCCTTACAGGTGGCCGTGGCGTACGCTTAGAAGTACGTGGTGCTATCCAATGTTGGGATAGTGGTAAAGATAAATATGTAATCGTGCCTACACGTGCCGTTATTCGTGGCCGTGCTAAATCTAAAGAAAACGGCACCTATGAATCTGGCAATACTATTGATGCAACGAACACAATCGAAACTACATACTTGAAACTTGAACAAGATGGCAAGGTAGTTCGTGAAATCGATAAATACGCCTATAAGGATTCTATTTCTGATGGCACTGACTTCCTTGGCGATGTTCGTGCTGCACTCGGTATTTAGTCTGTAGAAAGGACGATCACTAATGAGTAAACATAACACTATGAACGAAACACATGAACAAACTGGTATTGAATTAGTAAAAGCTGGCCATTCCTTACAATTTGAAGGAATCAGCGGTTATACATTAATTAAATGCGAAAAGTCTGCTAAGAATGAAGATAGAACTATCACAGTTCCTGCATTATCCATGACATATCAAGCACATGTAGCAGCTACTGCATGCGGTTGTAAAGTAGATGATATTTATAGCCTTCCGGCTGCCGATTTCACTAGAGTTTGCTTAGAGGTACAGAATTTTTTGCTCAATTCCGAAAAATAACAGACCTAGAACGATATTTCACCGAGTGCGCGATTACATGTAGTAAATACACTAGCACACCGATGGACTACTTCATTCGAGAGCTAGACGTGGATGAGTTCATAGTCCACGTTCAGCTCATTAGTGATGGTATCGAGCGAGAGAATAAAGCAATGAAAGGGAGAAAATAATGGCCAATAAAGTCTTAGAAATGGCGATTGCCATTAAAGGTAAACTCGATGGCGGGTTATCATCCTCCGTATCAAAAGCATCTCAGGAACTCAACAAATTATCTAATGCAATCAAAGACCAACAGGCACAATATAGAAAACTACAGGCTATATCGCAAAAGACTGGTAATGCTAGTGACAGGAATGCAGCAATTGCAGCTGAGCAAAAGCTAAATTCTATGTTGCAACGGCAAGCCCAGTTGCGGTCTAATATCGCAAGTCAGACAGCGCATCAAAATGCAATCAGTAAAATGGGTGGTGCAAGTCCTTTAGCAGGTGCTGCATCAGCTGCGCAAGGTGCTAGTGCTGCGGTAAGTGGCATTACAGGTAAGCTTGCAAGTTTTGCTATGGTTGCCGCCGGTGGGTTTGGTATTGGTGCCATTATAGATAATGTAGTTAATGCCGGTGAAGCACTCTATCAATTGTCCAATAAACTACATATGACAACTGCTGAAACATCGCAATTTAAGAAGATTATGACGTTAAGTGGTGTCGATGTAGAAGCGGCGGCTAAGTCATTCGCTAAAATGGATAAGACTTTAGCCGGTGGCGGTAAAAGTGCAGAAGCATTGCAAGGATACCTCAGTCAATTTGGTGTATCCTTGACCGATGCCAATGGCAAGTTATTGCCTATGAATCAACAGTTGGATGCAATGGCTAAAGGGTACCAAAATGCAGTGGCACAAGGCCGTGGACAAGAATTCATGCTCGAAACATTAGGGGCCAAAGGAATGGAGCTTACTAAAGTCTTTGAAAATTACGCAGATGCACAAGCAGCCGCGTCACAAATCAAAGGTGTTGGCATAGATCCTAAATCACTCCATGAAATATGGCTTCAAATGAACATCTTGAAAGCAGAAGCTACGCAAGTTGCATTAGGCTTGGCACAGGCATTTATACCAATTGCTCAGCAAATATTACCGGCACTGATACCGGTATTACAAGCTGTTGTAACTTTCATGAAGGATAATAAGGAAGCTATTGCCGCCGTAGTCACTAATGGCTTGAAATTGGCATTACTATATGGCACGGCTACTAAGTTGGCATCAGGTATTACTACAATTACCACGGCATTTAAAGGTGTAGAAACGGCAATGGGTGCGTTTAAAGCAGCCGGTGCATTAATAGGTGGGCCTTGGGTGATTGCTATTATGGCAATTATTGCAGTGATATACCTACTAGTAACTAACTGGGATACTATTTGTGCTACATTAACATCTGTTTGGGATAGTGTATGTTCTGGATTGAGTTCAATATGGGATAGCGTGTGTTCTGCTTTAAGTTCTGCATGGAGTGCCATTATATCTGGTATTATGGCTGTAATTAATGGGTTTTTATCATTAGGCCTTAGCGTATTTAATGCGTTGAAAGCGGCAATCATTGCTTATGTAAATCTATGGTTAAACTTACCAACATATATTGGCATGGCCGTAGGGTTCATAATAGGCATTATTTTACGATTGCCAGAGATTGCGGTACAAGTTGGTACTGCTGTTATATCTGCCGTTGTATCATTCGCCACTGAATGTTATAACTTCGCAGTCACTACCTTTAGTGCCATGGTCGATGATATTTATAACTTCTTAATCAATTTACCTATGTACATGATCACGTTGGGTGCTGAGTTTGTAGCTGCGGTTATTTCATTTGCCTCTGAGGCATATGCTACAGCCACATCGTGGATTAGTAGTTTGGTTAATGATGTTATTAATTTCATTATGAATTTACCAAGTGCATGTGCTGATGCGGGAGCCGGTTTCGTAGCTGCCGCAGGCCAATGGGCCAGTGATGCATATAATGCAGTAATGGATTGGATTAAACAAATTCCTAGTGCTGTATCTAATGCAATTGCTGGTGCATGGGATAGTATTAAGGCTCAATTTAGTGGTGGATTTACTGTAGGTGTTCAAGCTGCAGGCGGTAATGCGTATGCTAATGGTGGTGTTATTACATCTCCGGAAGTTGCATTGATTGGTGAGGCTGGATATCCTGAAGTAATTGTACCTATTGATGGTAGTGCAAATGCTATGAATTTATGGCAAACGGCCGGACGGATGTTAGGTGTGAGTGGTGCGCAGTCAGCTGTAGCACCTACTGTATCATTAGCACCTAGCGTACCTGTAACATCCTCATCTAGTAATAGTGGTGCACCTGTGCAAATTACTTTTGCACCAGTTATTAACGCGGGTAATGGTTCTTCAACAGATGATATTATGTCAGCATTAGACGCTAAAATGCGTGAATTTGAACAAATGATGCGTAGCTATACCGCCGGACAACGGAGGTTGAGTTATGACTAACTATACAACAATACAAGGGGATATGTGGGATTTAATCGCTTATAAAGTGTACGGTAATGAACGATACATCAATCTATTGTTAGAAGCCAATCAAAAGCACCGTAATACGGCGATATTTTCCGCTGGTGTTGTGTTGACATGCCCAGATGTCCCTGCTGATTCCTTACCTGAATTCTTACCACCATGGAGGCGATAGTATATGAGCTTACAAAAAAGCCTAGCTAAGGTCCAAAAATGGAAGAAAGACTTAACACCACAAACGAAATTAGCACGGCGGGCATGGTGTACGATTGGGTACCAACATTGGGGGAGTAAGGAGTCAAAGGACATCACAGACGATATTAGTAAGTACCTTCTTGGTGTAACTTTCACAGATAACCTTTCAGGGACTGTAGATGATGTGTCCATCTCATTAGAGGATAGGGGCCGTCTATGGGTCGGTGATTGGTATCCTGTGAAAGGATCATTACTAGAAGTCGCTATTAATACCGTAGCATGGGAGAAATTAGGGGATGAACAATTTACATTACCAATCGGCAAATTTGAAATTGATGAATTCGAGGGAAGTAGTCTTCCTGATGTAGTCAAAATCAAAGGTGTCGCTATTATCGGTAGTACTGACTTACGGGAGAAAAAGAAAGACAAATCGTGGAAAGCCACAACGCTGAAAGCGATTGCTACCGAAAAGGCAAAAGATAATAAGTTAAAGCTAGTATGGGATGCTGATTTTGACCCACCGTTAAAAGATGCCTCTCAAAGTGCTGAATCAGACCTCGCATTCTTGCAGAAACTATGCAATGATGCGGGGTTTTCTCTTAAAGTATCCACTGAACAGTTGATTATATTCGATGATTACAAATACGAAAATGTGAAGCCTAAAGTTATAATTCGTAGACCAGGTGGCCAGTATCAACCTGTACAGACTAAAGAAGGTGAACAACCGCCTTTGATTATTACTAGGGCGTTATCGTATTCATATAAAAGTAAAACTCGTGAGGTATATCGTGCATGTCATGTGAAATACACCAATAAGGATAAGAAAACTGTGATTGAGGATACGTTTGAAGATCCTGACCGTAAGGGCCATACGTACCTTGCTGTATTAGAGGTTAATGAGCAGGTAAAAGACAAAGCAGAGGCAAAGAGATTGGCTAAAAAGAAGCTAAGAGAAGCCAACAAGGAAGCCGATACAATGTCTTTTAGTTTCCCTGGTAATCCTCTTATTATGGCATCGGTTACGGTTAAACTCGAAGGATTTGGGGTATTCGATGGTAATTATTTAATTACAAAAGCAACGCATACATTAGGGGCCAATTATTCAACGTCGATTGATGTAAGGAGGTGTTTAAATGGCTACTGATATATTATCTGTATTAGCAGATATGATATTCATTGGAAATGTTTCAAGTACAATTCCTGAAGAAGGTAAAGCCGTTGTTACGCGCCTTGATAGAGAAGGTGTTGTTACGGCGCCACTATCTGTCATTAATCGAGGTGCAGCACATGATAAGGACTATTGGATGCCGGCTATTGATGACCAAGTATTGTGTATTATGTTACCTAATCGGTCCGGTCGTGGTTTTTCTGATGGATTCATTATTGGTACATTCTTTAGTAGTGCGGATCCAACTCCAGATGGTGCGGATAATGGTAAACGTGTGCTCACTGTTCCTGGAGATATGACTCTTAATGTTGGTGGCACGCTATCTATCAATTCAAATGGTGGCGATGTGGTGGTCAATGGTATTTCCTTAGTTCATCATGTGCATGGTGGTGTAGAGTCTGGCGGTTCTACAACATCAGGGCCGGTTTAGGAGGTATAGATGTATATTGGTTATTTAGCGGATATAGTATTCTATACCGCATTAGACAATGTGCTTACTGTATCTGATGTAACGCGTTCAGGCAGTGCTAGATGGGAAAAGCATAATTTGATGCTAGAAAAGCCGGTTAAACAATTTAGTGGGCCGGACGTAGAACAAATAACATGTAAAATTCTTATTTCTTCATCGCTTGGACAATCGCCAGATAGTACTGTTAAGAAGTTACGAAATTATCGCGATACAGGAGCTGTATTGCCGTTTATTATCGGTGGTAAGCCTGTTAGTCAAAACTACTTTGTCATCATGTCTATGAGCGAGGATAGTCTATTCACGGATGCATATGGGAAGACCCAATCTATTGAAGTATCGCTAACGCTTGAAGAATATCCGGACAAGAACACAGTAGAAGAAAAATCCATGCTTAATCAATATGGTCAGAAGTTCAATAAAGTTAATACGATATTGAGGAGGTTCTAGCCATGTCAGCAACGTATGAAATTAAACCAGTTACGGACAATAGGATATCGCTAGCACCTGAAAGTGAAGTCGCTGAGATTTTGCAGAATGTACAAACGATTATTTCTACTGTTCGTGGTAGTGTTCCACTAGATAGGGAGTTTGGTATTGATGGTCGCATTATTGATATGCCTATTCATCAAGCACAAGCGCATCTATCTAATGACATATTCCAACAAATTAAACGGTACGAACCACGTGCCAAAATTAGTGATATATCATTTACCGCCACACAAAATGGTGCGTTGATTCCGAAAGTGATGGTGACTGTATGAGATTATCTGATTTACCCAATGTTGAGTTCTTTAATACTGATAAAGAATACGTTCAACAGAAGGTGTTTGATATTTACACAACAATAACAGGGCGAACCTTGGGAGAGGGCGACCCTGTTACTTTATTTTTAAATGTAATTTCGGAAATTATTATCCGATTATTAAATGATGCAAATTATGCAGCAAAACAAAATCTATTAGCTTATGCAAAAGGTGATAACTTGGACCACGTTGGAGCGGTTCCTGCTGCCGTTGAGCGATTACAGGCAACAAAAGCAACTACAACTATCCAAGCTACATTGTCGGCAGTGCGTACGAATTCTGTTATTATTCCAAAAGGTACAAGAATATCCACAGAAGGTGGCGAATATTTTGCTACTGTTGAGGATTTGGTAATTCTACCAGGTCAACTCAATGGATCCATAAAAGCAGAAGCACAACGTACAGGCGCACAAGGTAATGGGTTTAAACCAGGTGAAATAAGTACAATTATTGACCCTATAGCGTATGTGGATACGATGAGTAACACTACATTATCTGAAGGTGGTTCCGATACAGAAGATGATGAAGCCTATCGTGAACGTATTCATGAGGCTCCTGAATCATTCTCCGTGGCAGGTCCTGAAGGTGCCTATGAGTATTTTACAAAATCTGCATCACACCTCGTGGCCGATGTAGGTGTATCCTCTCCACATCCTGGGGAAGTTAATATCTATCCATTACTATCTGGCGGTGGTATTCCAGGGCAAGAATTACTTAAGACTATTACGGATTATTTGTCTGATAAGAAACGTAGACCGTTAACAGATAAATTAACTGTATTAGCCCCTACTACTACGCAATATAACATCGATGCTAAGTACTACATTGAAAAAGGCGCCGATGCAACAGTAGTAAAAGCTAAGGCGGATAAAGCCGTCAATGACTATGTAATTTGGCAAAAATCTAAATTAGGCCGTGATATAGTGCCTAGTCGACTGGTGCAAATGCTCATGGATGTATCTGGTATTAAACGCGTTGAAGTGACTGCTCCTGTATTTACTCAGATTGCAGAACAAAGCGGTGTGGCAGTAGCTAATACAATCGCCGTAGTATTTGCAGGAAGCGAGGAAGAATGATACGTGATAGTAAGTATACAAGCGCAGAACATCTTCCCTCCTCAATCGATAGGGAGCCAATTAAAGCCATTGCTAAAACGTGGGATGATACGCTAGCCGAATTAATGAATACAAATACGCTGCTATTGTGGTCATCTATTGATACTGAATCAGAGAGTGTCATTGATCATTTAGCGTATCAATTACATGTAGATGATTACGATAGTGGATTACCAATAGCAACTAAGCGTGAGTTGGTGAAGAATTCAATTGATATTCACCGCCATAAAGGTACACCATACGCAGTCGAAAAGGCTGTGCAGACTATATATTCTGATTCGAAAATTGCAGAATGGTTCGAATATGGTGGTAAGCCTTATTATTTCAAGGTCACACTTATTACGGCACCATTAACTGGTAAATCGGACATTGCTAAGCTTGTGCGTGCTATCAATACGGCCAAGAATGTACGATCCTGGTTAGATGGTATTGAATTCATTCGACGAATTAACTTCAATAAGTATTTTGCCGGATGGTGCGGTGTGTCTAAAAAGGTGAATATCAAGTGTGATTTCACGAATGCATGGCGCATTAATTTGAATACCCATGTAACGTCTTACACAGTTGAATCAAAGAAAACGAAGATTAATGTAGCGCTAGATAATAGCGTTAGATAGGAGGAATATATGGCAGAATGGTCAAATGCAACCATGACTGATGTCGGTGCTGATTTGCAAGCAAAGGTAAATGCAGGCAAAACAAAACTGACATTTACGAAAATCAAAGTCGGTAGTGGTGTTAATGCAACGAATCCATTGGCATTAACTGATGTAATCTCCTCTAAATGGGAGACTACTAATTTCGTAGTTAAACAAGAAGGTAAAATCGTAAGCTTAGATACCTTTATAACTAATACTGGCATACATGAAGCTTTCCGAATGTCTGAAATTGGGTTATTTGCACAAGATCCTGATAAAGGCGAAATATTGTATGCATACCTTACGGACCCTGAACCGGACAGAATGCCGGCAGAAGGTGGCTCGGTAGTTGTATCTCAAGAATTAACCATCGGAATGGTATTTAGTAATACAGGAAATGTATCGCTAACTGTTAACATGGGGGCATTAGTAACGCATGAACAGTTGGAAAGACATAACTCCGATGCAAATGCACATGACAATCGTTTCAATGCTATTATTCAACAAGTAAATAATATGATTACTAGCGTAGATGATAGAGATTCATTAGCAAAAGCACCTACTTTACAACTTGTGAAAACCATTTTGAGCGGACTAAACATCAAAAACGCAACCGATGTAGTCAATGCCTTGGAAAGTGAGAAAGCAACAGGCCTTGGAATCAGATATGATTTCAGCAATGTAAATGCGTGGTATATCTGTTTGGGCAAGCTGTTTGGGAATTTAATTATCCAAGGGGGAAAATTTGTCCCTGAAATTGCATCTATAACATTTCCTATTCGTTTTAACGAAGTACTGGCAGTACTTCCTATGATGCTAGATGAGCCAACTCCATGGCATGAGATGATGATTAGACCAAAGGCAATCACGGCGAGCACGTTTAAAATGGTAAGTGGTAGCAATAACACTAACTATCCTAAGTCTCGTAATAATGGTTGTTGGATTGCTGTTGGTATTTAATCACCAAGGGGGAAGAAAATTAAATTTAACCATCTATGATGGTAGAAAATATGATGTTCAATTTCCTATTTCTTATGCAAAAGAATGTATTGGTGTTTTACAAACATTAGAATGGCCTCTTGCTATTGGTGGTGCATCAGTTGCTTACACCGATAAAAGAACCACTACTGGTTATACAATCGTTGCTGATGCATCTAGTGCAGCATATAATAGTGATTTATTTTATGTTGCGTTCGGAATTTAGCCAAGGGGGAAACAACCTTGTAAGAGGGAATAGAGAGGCTACTATAACGCTACCTATTTCTTATAGTAAATTCTTTATTCCAGTTTCTAACCCAGAATATGATTTAACTCATAAATTCTCAATCAATATGGTATCAATGTATTCTGGTAAGGAAGGCTTAAACAAAGCACATCTAACCACTGATGTTTGGGGCGATTCTGATGTAGATAAAGAAATATATTGTTGGTGGCTAACGGTAGGGATTTGACCAAGGGGGAAGAGTAAATATTACTGTAGGGCGTAATATTTACAATGATGATACTGTATATCCTATTGCATTTAATAATCTCCCATCAGTTAATATTATTAATATTGCTGATGCATTAGACCAAGATGGATGGGTAACTAGCGCAATTAAATCTATCACAAATTTAAAATTCACTTATATGACTGCACAAAATAGTGTAAGTGGCATTAGTTGGATTGCTATTGGTAATTAACCAAGGGGGAAATGATAGCGATACACAGACCTATTACGATATAGGAAGTCAACAAAGGCAAGAGCAGTTTACTTTCCCAATAGCGTTTAAATATAAGCCATTATATGTACATCCATATGCAATTAATAAAGTAGAATTAAGGCATTTATCACGAATTGGATTTAGTGATAGTCAAATTACATCAACTGGATTTGCAGCGGTTATCAGTGAGAATAGTAATGCTATAGAACAAATCAAAATGAGATATATTGCTTTAGGCGTTTAAATACCCACAACACACCATTCAACAATCGAGTCAGATTTCAACATTGTTTGGTAACTAGAATGCACTTCATAACGCATATCTGTCCTAGATATTCTTCTGCTAATTGCACTTGCTCCCGAGTTCCCCCAAAACACTGATGCATCACTAGCAATGATCACAAATGTATGAAATAGATGGTTGTTTGTAAATGCTATAGGGAATATAACTTTATTTGTTGTGTTTTCTAAATTGTTAATATCTGATTGCTTTTGCTCGCCAGCCTTTTGTTTTCCCCCTTGGTGAATTAAGCAATCCCAAAAACCATTACTCTTGGAATTGCACTAGAACTAGCATAATATATTTTTGCTTTTTCACCACTCACATCTTCTACGCCATATGAGAATCTGCCACCACCAATATCTTGACATGCAATGTAGAAACATTTAGATAATTTGATTGGATAAATCCATTCTGGCACAGATCCTGTCCATCTATATGTCCCTTGGTCATTTAAGCATTTCAATCGCCTTGCGTAATTGTCTAAGTGATTTATGAGTGTATACGCCATCGGTAACATTAGATGATGCATGGCCTAACAATAATCGTTTAGCATTATAATTAACACCTATATCATCTAATCTAGTAGCGAATGAATGGCGGCAATCGTGGGGCGTGTGTTTAGCATTGACGGATTTCATGGCTAATTTAAAGGAGTTTGAAAGGGAAACATAATTTCTTTCCTCTATGATCCATTTATTGGACAATCGAGATTCAATAAATGGCCATATGCGATGATGGATGGGAATGATGCGGATACCTGCTTTAGTCTTGCTGGAGGTAACTTTTAAATATCGTTGCTTTCGATTTATATCGGTGCTTTTAAGATTAATTAATTCACTAGCACGCATTCCAGTGTATAAGAGTATTAAGGGCAATTCTGCATTGATACTCCATAAGCGGTTAATTTGATTTGTGGTGAATACCTTGCGTGGACGTTTAGGAATATTGTGGCCAATATTCAAATATTGACTGTATGATTTTGAACACCAGTCATTAATAATTGCAAATGAATATAGTTGATTAAGCAAAGAGCGAACTTTCTTACATGAGGAATAAGAGAGTCCGCTCTTTAACATATTCGATATTATATTTTGTAAATCCATATATGTGATTTCGTTGATAGGGCGGTGAGATATTGATGATACATGATGATAAGCACATTCATATCCTTTCATGGTGTGTAATGAGACATGTAATGAATGTAACTCTAACCATGAATGGTAAACATCATCTAATGTATGAACATTGTTTAATGCCTCCTTAGCCTCATTATAAGAGGCATAATAACCTACAACTTTATATGCGACATAGGGGCGTTCATGAGCCCCTTTTAATTTCTCAATTAATCTCATAGTAACCTCCAAGAAAGGACAATAATATGTATATATTTGTACTAGACAAGAACGGAGTTCGCCAAACTTCCTACGTTGTAGGTGTCCATGCTGACACATTAGAGGAAGTAGAACAATTAGCCAAACGAACCTATCCAACTGCTAACATCGTAACAGGTGATAGTGAAATGCAAGCACAATTCACAAGTGGAAAAGCATATGTGAATGGTACTTTCATTGACATTCCTGTAACGGAATATCAACCGACAAAATCGGAAAGTATTGCACAAATCCGTAAGTATTATGACGAACGATTTGCAACGCTAGACCAAGCGTTACTACGCAGACGGTTGGCTAATGTGCCATATGATGATTTACAAGCACAATTTAAGAAACTCAATGCCGAAATGGTAGCTAAGATCAAGGAGGTAAAATAATGGATAACTACGAAATCAAATCTGATGTACCAGTGATGCACTTTTGTGAATACTGTTGGGCGACTTTGAATGAAGACGGTACATGTCCAACAGAAGGATGTGTGCACAATGATTTAATGGCTTTAGATGAAGAGCCATAAGGGCATGGGGGGAGTGAATGGATATTCTTAATGATATTTTAATCATGCTCATAAGTGGGGT